AGCGTCTGCAGTATCCCGTCTTTAAATTTATTTGCTCGCGTCCCCCGAACACGTTGAACCATCTGGCCTACTGTTTGTCCTTCGGCCGCTCCCAAACGTATCGCTCTTTCAAGTTCATCTTGCGTTGAACGCTGTATTTTTTTAAACCATTGCTCTAATGGCGTTCCATCTATGACCGTATTGACAGCTATTGAACGTAGTAATTCTGGATTTGGTATCGCCGTAACGATATCAACAGGTGACAGTTCCTTGACTAAACTTTGAAACCATTGTGCTTCATTTTTAGTGAGCTCAAGAAGCATAGGTTTTAAACCGCTTCTTGCTTCCGTGAATGTTTTTGAATTTAGTTTAGCAATGAACGCAAAAAGTTGCTTCATCCTTGCCGTAGTAGCAACACCTGCGTCTAAACCTACTCGGCCTATTTTATCATAGCGCCGAACAATCTGCGCTAAAATATCGGATTCTAATTGATCTATAAGTTTATTTACCCTCACCACCTCTGAGGTGCTGAGTTGTTGTATATACGCTTGATGACGTATAACGCGATCCATAATTTCATCATTTAGTGTAGGGTCTTTTACTATGTCCCTTTTTACACTTTGCTTGTTCAATCTTCTTCACCTACAAACGGGTCTTCTGTCTCAAGACCTGCTATGATCTCGTCAACCTCAACAGTTTCGTGATACAAGCCTCTACGTTTACGTTCAGCCAGATATGTTCTTCTGTCCAACACGCCTAACTTATAATCTTCTCTGATTTCAGTTAGCTCACTGCCGTTTACAATAGTGTAGCCAAGATCTTCTGATATATTTACTTTCGGTGCCGTTTCGGGGTTGCGCCTGTCCCATTCCGCGCATAGCTGAAGGGATTCATATAAACCTTGCTCCATCAGCATCACATAGGCTTCAATGTCACTTACTTCGCGCCCTGCCTCAATAGCCAACTCCGTTGCTGTAGGGTTGCCTGTTTTCCTTTGCAATGGCGCCATGCCCATGTGTTGCATTTGGTTTTCAAGTTCACGAAGGGCATCCGATCCTACTTTAACTGCTGAGCCATTTGTCTCAACAACTGTAACGTCGCTCTGCGGGTCTTTGTTGCCGAAGATTTTGTATGGTCCGATTTCTAAAGAAGTCAAATCCTCTTTAGAAAATCCTCTAAAAAATAACATCGGCACACGTGCGACCTGCTCTATATTGTCTTGATCGCTTTGGTTGCGCCAGTGTTTAGCGTTTAGGTGCGCCATGCCTTCCAACGGTGGCTCGCTCTCTAACATTCCCTTTTTGTTTGCATACACTGTAATCAACGGTATTTTGCCCAGTGTATTGGGGAAAATGTTCCCCTCGGGGAGCACCCATATTTCTTCATCATCGTCATCGCCGATATTTTCCCATACCTGTATATCCTGCAACGTCCAGACAACGACTACTTCTTTATTTTCTTTGATATAGGGGCTGTCTTTTTGTACGGGAATTAAATGCCTTACGTGAAGGCGCGTAAGTATTTCTGCGCCACCGACACGCATTGAATCCCAGTTTATAATATTTTGCGGTGAAACGCGAACCAAATACGGACGTAAATTTAATTGCTGTTCATCAGCTAAAGTAAGCTCACGACCAAGCGCATTTTGCAATTCCGTTGTGTTGGGGTATTCGGCCATAATATGCGTTTTGCCATATAGCAAAAGGTCAGTAAAACATTCGCGACTAAAGACGGTAAGGTTTCTCCCCGTTTGGTCTACATTTGCCGCTATCGCTTGATAAAATTCTTCTGCGCCTTCTTCAAGCGTAACAGCACTGCCGAACGGCTTACCTGCTAAGTCTTGTATTGTTTTTTTAAATTCTTCTAACAAAACGCTATTGTTCAGCCGCACAATATACCGATCCCTTGTTTCTTTCGGGTATTCTGGTAAGTATTTTTGGGCTTGATGCCTCATGGCTAAAGTGCCACCCATCAAGGCGTCAATGAGGTGCCACTTCTCGGCCATTTTTTTATATGCGGCGTTGGGCGTGTTTACTGTTATCTGTGCCATAATCCAATTTTATCTTTTGTATTGTTTTTTGTCAAGTAATAAGAGAAGCAAGTCCCCACCCCACAATTTTAAGTTATACAAAATCCATTTCATACGACGCAATACGATCTTCCGCATCAATTGGAAATTCTTGTGCTATATAATAGCCCAACGCATCGGTCAAGTGGGTTAATCTGCTATCTTGTTTTTTGTCTATTTCACCTGCTCCACCCTCTAACACCCGCACGCCCTCAAAATCTTTATGCAAATTTGGCGTAATGGCAGGGTTTAATGCAAGTAAGTTTATATTGTCTGCTGTCTTTAATCTTGCATTTACCGCATTTACCCGTTGCCGCTCTCTTGGATTGCTACGACTAACTCTGTTAATTATTTTATCGCCAAAAAAAGAACCTAATTCTTCCTCTATTATATCCCAATCTGATCCCCGCACTTGTGCCGTGCCTTTTGCGCCACCTGTTGCGTCCCCATATAAATAAATCGAACCCTTATGTTCTGCCCATTCTAATATTAATTTACTGCAAACCAAAGGCGTGTTTGAATTTCTTGGTATGTATACTTCGCCAATAACAGAAGTTCCGTATTGGTCATTAAACAAAGTGTTTTCTTGTGTAATTACTGCAACGCCGGGGCTTACGTTAAAATCAAAACAAAAATTAATATCTTCGTTTGGGTTATAATATATTTCTTTGGTTTGGTTTTCCTCGCTATAAGCGTAATATGCTTGGCCTTGAAAGTTTACAAATGAAGCTTCATACTCTTGCTCAAAAGTAAGTTCATCCATCATCTGTTTGGCGGCATTTATTTCCTTTTCGGGAAGAACTAATGAACTGATCCAGTGATATGCTCCCCACTCGGATTCAACTCCCTTTTCCATCATTTCGCTTTTTGCGTAGGTGTGCAAATCGTAATAGTGGTTGCGTCCTTCTGGCACGCCGACAAAATCACACCACCCTTGCCTATCGGAAAGTGCCGGCCTTATGTGCGCTTCCCAAACTTGTGGTTTCATGTTCGCGTACTCGTCAAGCACTCCACCGTCCCACCCGACGCCTTCAATGCGTTCGGGTTTATCCATCCCAAGGACATGTATTTCTGCGCCGTTTGCAAGTCTAATAATCAACTCGCTTTCGCTTGGATCGGTCGCTCGCCATTCGGGTGCGACCAGTGCCTTTAAGTCAGACCAGAAAATGCGCTTGGCTTGATCCCGCGTCGGTGCGGCGGCAAAATAGCGCGGGGTCGGGTAGTCGCTCCCGCGCAATGCCCGATGTATCAACCGCCGCTTGCCGATCAACTCGGTCTTGCCAGAACGACGACCACAAGGAAACGTATTAAACCGATGGGGGCCACGATAAGCTCGGATTTGCTCGTCTATTGGCCGGAGCGGCATCCATCGCTTGGGTAGATTTTCTGTCACCCACTCCCGTTCATCTGGTCATCAATAGCGTCAAAAGCCCTGCGAAACTCCGACGCTATGTCTGCGCCTGTTCGATTAGTCTCTACGCGGTCGGTCTGGTTTAAGCGATTCTTGCCGAGCCAAATCAGCATTGCCGTTTTGCCGTTTACAGCCGCGTCGTATTGCGCTCGACGGATTGAAACGTCGCCCTCCGACAGACCGCGCTCGTATGCTTCGCGCACGTCTTTTTGCTTTAGCTTGTTTCCAAACGTAGAGCGAGCCATTCCAAGCACGTCGGCAATCTCGTCGTAAGTGCAACCAAGCCGCGCCAATGCGCGAACCTGTTCGACGTCTATTTTTTTAATTGGTCGCCCTTTTTTGGCCGGTTTTTTATCCATCTTTATAAGCGGTCTATTTAATGCGCGTCCTGTTATCCCATCGGGCGACTTTTGGCCGCATATCCAGATGGACAAAAATATCATATCGACCGATGCCGGTAAACCCAAGGTCGTCGGCTTTATCGGCGATGAGATCAAGAGCCTCCGGCAGTATCGGCTCGTCCAGATGCGGCGACTTGACCGATGGCACGATATCCGTCGCAAATATCATATGCTGAGATTTACCGGCCCCGCCGATTGCGTCGTTATGTTTCGGAGATCGAAAACCGGAAGTGATCCGAAGCGGAGCATCCCACCAATCGCGCAATTCTTGCAAGCTTCTCATATGAGACCAGAACCGAGAATCTGGTTTAAATCCCGACAGCACTTCCTCCCAAGAAAAGTTGGGTATATCTTCACGTAGTTGCAATAAATACCTCCTGTTTACGAAAAATATATATAATCAACGAGCGTTCCACAAGTCTTATGTAAACCTTTCCACATGGAACACCTACAAGCCAGATGGGAAGTATTTTCCTACTCAATGGGTCGGTGTACGAGTAAACCAAGTATGTACCGAGTAAAATAATTTTACTTGGTGACCTTAACCCTATTTAGAATAAAGCACTTACGGCCCGTGTACAGGTAAACAGGGTAAAAACCGTTGGTTGATTTTTTTTAGAGAAAAAACGCTTTTCTATACACGGGATAAAAAAGGCGTTTTACTTGGTGACATTTGCATAAGTCCTATATTCTAAATACACTTAAGGTCACCAAGTATACTTTTTTTACTTGTACACCAAAAATAAAAAAATAGTATAAGTTATTAAATAAACAATAGGTTAAGTGTCACCAAGTAAAAATACGTTTACTTGGTGCTTACTTGGTGACCTATGGGTTTATGGCGGTATTATGTAAACCGAAGAAAGGTTTTATAATCTCGTATTATGTAAACCAATTAGGGAAAATAAAAACCGCCCGATCAGTAACCGAGGAGAAACTGATCGAGCGATTTATGCCGAAAGCGGAATCGCTTTCGGAACCTATAAAAGGAGGTTTCCTTATAATGTAGATCCGTTATACAGGCGCGTCAACGCCGTCGAAGTGATATCCTATGATAGACTCCGGTCGGCAACCTAACGCGCTACAAAGCCGCCCAACGGTTCGCAGGGTCGGACTATATCGGCCCGTCAACATATTTGATATTAATGCCGGATATGTTCCCGCTCTTTTAGCAAGCTCGCGGTAGCTGTTGATCTCGGCCAGTGACATCGCCTCGTTTAATTTATTTCTATCTATCATTAGCATAATTAATAATATATGAATTAAAGAAGTAAAAAGCAAGACCTCAAACTATTTTTATTTTTATTTAAAAAAACACTTGACATTAAAGGAGAACGATTGTATATTCTTTATAGACGTTAGCAATGACGCTAACGCAAAACGAACCGAGGGAAAAATGGCAACGCCGCAAATCGAAGCAACAATGGAAATTCCAACCATCGAAACTTTCAACGTTACCGGAAACCACACAAAAGAATACGCCATTGAAATGGCCAAGATCAACAACGAGGAAGACGACTGGACGTATGTCGCCGAGCCGAAAAACGCCGCCGACCCCGAAGGTTTTTGGACAATAAAGATTTTTGACGAAGATAATTTTTTTGTAGGCACAATCTAAACCAACCGGCGAGGGGCTTCGGCCCCTCCCTTTTTTTTACTTTTATTTAAAAAAACACTTGACATTAATGAGGAACGGTTGTATATTACTTGTAGACGTTAGCAATAACGCTAACGAGAACCGAGGAGAGAAGGAAATGAAAATTTCAACACTGCGATTGCCGAGAAGGTTTTCC